ATCCCTTTCCTTGAGAAGCAGAAGGAGTATGAAACACTTCTTGCCGACATCGAGCAGGCCAGGGCCAGACGTATCGAAATGACCATTCGTATTGCTCAGATGACAATGGGTCCTCAGGATGATATGGAACAAGATTCCGATAATGACATTGAACCGAAACAAAAAGAGAGAAAACTTAAGAAAACAGAGTGAAAATCGTAGATCACATACTTTCCTTTGGTGAATACTATGCGGATATCCGTAAAAAGGATACCGTGTATCTTCACCATACCGCTGGAGGACACCGACCTGACTGGACTATTGACGGGTGGAAACACGACCGTGCCAAGACAGGCGGAAAACTTGCCGTTGCCACTGCATATGTCATAGGCGGTATAAGCACTACTGATCGTGACGCTTCTTATGACGGAGACGTTTACAGGGCGTTTGACGAGAAGTACTGGGCCCATCACCTGGGTTTAAAACAGCAGAACAACAGGACACTGAACCAGAGATCGATTGCCATCGAGATCTGCAATTACGGTCCGCTGGTGCTTAACAAACAGGGAAAGTATATAAACTACGTCAATAGGGAGGTACCTGCATCCATGGTTGCGACACTTGATGAACCGTTTAGAGGTTACAAATATTACCATCGGTATACCGACAAGCAGCTCCAGTCGCTCAGGACGTTGTTGTTGGGTATATCCGAGCGGCATGATATTGACATCAGGCGTGGGTTGCGCGAGTGCTTCCAAGTACCCTTCAGACATTCCTTTGCTTTTGAGCTGAAGGATGAAGCGTCGAAGGGTAGTCCAGGTCTTTGGACCCATTCAAACGTAAGAAAGGATAAGACCGACTGCTTCCCGCAGCCAGAGTTGATCGATCTTATACTTTCCCTATAATCCTTACAATGGCGAAGTTTAACGTCGTAGATAAAAAAGTACGCATGGGTCTTTATGATATTGTAAGATATCAGATCCTGACGTATTGCTATGTAAACAGGGTGCAGGCGACCGAGTCGGATCTTGACTGTCTTACCATATTGGCTATGACAGGTGAATCAGACTTGACGGAATTCTGCCTGTTGATAACCGAGAAAAGAATATTCAAAAGCACACAGAGCGTCCGAAACTGCCTTGTGAAACTGGAACGCAATAACCTTATCACCAAGGAGGGAAAGACAAAGAAAAGGATAGGTGTGAATCCGTTGATGAAGCTCCAGACCTTTGGAAACATATTGATAAACCATAAGTTCGTATACGTTGATCCCCAAGAAACACAAGGAAGTACTGCATGATGTCATAAAAAAGAACAGCTTTGACAAGCAGTTTGCAGAGGATTCCGTTTCATTCCTATGGTCTGAGATAAGGAAACACCTCAGTGATATGAGCTACTGTAGCATAACCGTACGCAAACTGGGCATATTCGTCGTCAAACCTTGGAAGATAGAAGAGTATATAGGCAATTACAAAAAGCATATTGAAAAAGACGCCCTTACCTTCAAGGAGTTTACCTACAGAAAACACATGGAAAATCAGTACAAGTCATTTCTTAGGATAAAGAAGGAACTTGATAAGGAACTGGTTCGCAAGGCTGACAAGATAAAAATAAGACAGGAATATGAATCTGCTAAAATTATGGGAGAACAAATCCAAGATAATGGAGGGTCTCCTGAACAGTGTGATCAAGAAGGATGATGTCGAGAAGATTGCTGCTGCGCGCATGGACATATGTGAGGAGTGTCCTCATATCGACAGGGAAGGCTCCAAATGCTTTGCTCCTGGAACACAGCCTTGTTGTGGCAAGTGCGGTTGCAAACTAGCTTGGAAGACAAGATCCCTTTCAAGTTCCTGTGGTGACGAGGAGAATCCACGTTGGAATGCGATTGTGAGTGAGCATGAGGAGGCAGAGATATTCAATAAACTGAACATAAAAAACGACTGATGGCTATAGTATTCAATGCAGACAACCACTCATACAAGAGCGTAGACCCGCAAGAGGTCATCGACTGGATGAGTGTTACCAATTTCGTCAGTAGGTTCAAACAGAAGTTTGATGCTGACAAACAGGCCGCCAAGTCGGCCAAGAACAGGAAGTCCAAGTGGTACGGTATGGACCCTGAAAAGATCAAGGAAGTATGGAACAACGAGTCCAACCGAGCAATCGATCTGGGTAATTGGTATCATGCCCAAAGGGAAGCGGACATAGTATCAATTGATACTATTGAACGTAACGGTGTGGCGATTCCAATCTTCAAACCCATATATGATGATGGAGCCAAGCATGCTCCAGAGCAGAGACTTGTGGAAGGCATCTATCCTGAACACATGGTATACCTTAAGTCAGAGGGTATCTGTGGGCAGTCCGACAGGGTGGAAGTGATAAACGGCACTGTGGACATAATCGATTACAAGACCAACAAGGAGATAAAGACCAAGTCCTTTGTCAACTGGGAAGGTCTATCCCAAAAGATGAATGGTCCGTGCGTGCATTTGGATGACTGCAACTTCAACCACTACGCGTTGCAGTTGAGTACTTACATGTACATTATCCTCAAGCATAACCCCAATCTCAAACCTGGCAAACTGATTCTTCATCATATAACATTCAAGGAAGCTGCTGAAAAAGACGATTACGGTTATCCTATCGCACTAAGGGACTACGAAGGAAATCCCATTGTGAATGAGGTAACTCCATATGAAGTTCCGTATCTTAGGGCTGAAGTGGTAAGCATGTTGCAACACATTAAAAACAACAAATGATGGAACCGTACCAATATGTGATAAGTCATCATCCGCATCACGATGATCCCAACAGGACAGCTACCATATTGCACCAGGGTCTGGTGATGGCTGATTGCCAGAAGACGGCCTTTGTGAAAATGCTGGATATAGTTACGGCTGATGAGGCTTTGGAGGCGGATCTTATCGAGTTCAGGGCAAAACCTTTTGTGGACGATTACTCCTGTCCTACTAAAAAGAACATGGGTAATACCGTCTCATATAAATTTTACAGTACTGATGACTTCTACGAGTTCAGGAACAGCACGGTAAGTCTTGAGGATCTTATCAAAGGCAGTTTCATGAACTACATGAACAATCAGCTTGAACCAGAATTGCCGACAATCATGAACATGATTGACGTATTAGGATTGATAAACGACGATAAATTATGAAACTAAAAGGAAAAAGAGTATTGCTATCCAAGCCAACGCTTGAGAAATCACCTATCCACATGACGCCTGAAGTTCAGGAGAGCCTGGACAAGGAAAACATGAAAAAATGGACCCAGCTTGAGGTGTTTGCCGTAGGTGAATCCGTAGAGAACATCGCGGTAGGGGATATGGTTTATGTACCAAAAGGAGGTCTTGAAAGATCCGATGTTGTTGAAGTTGAAGGTGAGATCAAACTCATGGTCTCTGACTTTGACATTGCCATCATATGGTAAGATTGTTTGACATAGAGAACGGCAGGGTGGTTCCTACGGAGCACTGTTATACCATCAACTATCTGAAGGCGGTCATGGATAATTATCCTGACAACTATCTTAAGATGTACCTGTATCTGTTCTATATGTCATGCCCTAATGACGATCTTAATCCTTACTTCAACGTACCTACAGATGACAAGGAGGAGATGATAATGCGCGACATTGAAGCGGATTTCATGTCCGATGATCCTGTCATCAAGCATGCGTTGGAAGGTTTGCAGACATTGTACGATACCCCTACATGGCGTGCCTATAGGGGTATCTCCACAATGCTTGACAGGTTGGGTCGTTATATGGAGAATACCCAGATCATACACGGCAGGGATGGTAACATGAACAGTCTATTGTCCGCAGCCAAGAACTACGATGCCATAAGGCAGAGTTTCAAGGGTGCTTACAAGGATTTGAAAGAGGAACAACAGTCTCACGTGCGCGGGGGAGCAGGACTTGCTTATGATCAAAAACGTTAAATATGACCTTCTGGACGGATGGTTGTTCTGGTATGATGCTGAAGAAGATTTATGGAAAGCAGCAGCAATGGAGGATTTTGTCAATTCTATTAAGAAACCTAGTAAACTCAGGGTTCTTGCAGCAACAACCCTTGATCAGCTTTTCTCATTTGTAACGGAAGACCTTGACATAAACTGATGTATAAAGAGATACCCTTATGGGAAAACGGTGAGTGGTCAAAGCAGGCCTTTGAGACAAGGGACGACTTCAAGGAGTTCGTCCTTTCTGTTTTCAAGGAACCTGGAAGATATGATTTTGACGAAACCTCCGTTGTATTTGTATCAGAAGCCGAGAGGTTTAGGAAGCAGGGGTTTTACTGTGAGTTTCCCATGCGTTCCAAGGATTACGTAAACTACTGGGACGACCAGAAAGAAAAATGCCGTAATGGAATAATAGTCAAGAACAATGGAAACACCTGGTACCTGCCGCGTGAATACTACATGTGGCTCAATTTTCTGCCTATTAACGACAAAGAGAAAAGGAAGTTTGACTTTCCGCAGATCAGGGATGCGCAGTACCACATGGCACTGTACGAGCTGCTGGCGGAGCTTCATTACAAACACTGTGCTATTCTGAAGAAGCGTCAGATAGCATCATCTTATTTTCATTGTGCCAAGATGATAAACATGATATGGTTTGAGGAGACGCCTATCCTGAAGATGGGTGCCGCCCTAAAGGACTATATCAACGACAAGGGATCATGGAAGTTCTTAAGTGAATACCGCTCATTCCTTGACGAACATACAGCTTGGTACCGTCCTATGACTCCTGCCAAGGTCCTTATGTGGCAGCAGCAGATTGAGGAGACCGTGAACGGGCGCAAGCACATGAAAGGTCTGAAAGGAGTACTGCAGGGTGTGACCTTTGAAAAGGATCCTACCTCAGGGGTAGGGGGACCTTGTACCATATTCTTTTACGAGGAGGCTGGTATCGCACCAACGATGGATATCACTGTCGAGTTCCTTTATCCTGCCATGCGTTCAGGACAGATTACCACTGGTATATTCATCGCAGCTGGTTCTGTGGGTGACCTTGACCAATGCGAACCGCTGAAGCAGATGATTTTGTATCCAGATTCCAACGATATATACGCTGTAAGCACTGATCTTATAGACAGCAAGGGTAATACAGCCAAGACAGGTCTTTTCATACCAGAGCAGTGGTCCATGCCTCCATACATAGACCAGTACGGCAACAGCCAGGTTGAACAAGCGCTGGATGCGATTCTTGCTGAAAGGCAGCAGTGGAAGAAAGACCTGAGTCCTGAGAAGTACCAGTACAGGATATCACAGCACCCTGTAAACATAGACGAAGCATTTGCCAACAGAAAGGTATCCAAGTTCCCTTTGAATCTTGTCATCAGCCAGATGAACAGGATACAGGAAAAGGATTACCCTTACGAACTTTTGGAGCTTTTCAAAAACGAGACTGGCAAGATAGAATGCAGGGACACAAGGAAGCTTCCAATATCCGAGTTTCCTATAACCAAGAACACAGAGGATAAGACAGGCTGCGTTGTGGTATGGGAAAGACCTGTAGCGGATCCTGAGTTTGGTACTTACTATGCGTCTATTGACCCTGTCTCTGAGGGTAAGACTACTACTTCAGAGTCCTTATGCTCGATATATATTTACAAGAATCCCATAGAAGTCACCAGGATAAAGCATGGTGAAACAGAAACTTTTATAGAAAGAGACAAGATAGTCGCTGCATGGTGTGGTCGTTTTGACGATTTGAACAAAACCCACGAGCGGTTGGAGATGATGATTGAGTGGTATAACGCTTGGACAATAGTTGAAAACAACATATCCACCTTTATCAAGCACATGATTGACAAGAAGAAACAGCGTTATCTTGTCCCTAAAAGCCAGATCATGTTTCTTAAGGATCTGGGTTCCAACAACAATGTGTTTCAGGAATATGGCTGGCGTAACACGGGTAGTCTTTTCCGCAACCATATGCTCAGTTATCTTATAGAATACCTTAATGAGGAACTTGATACAATAACCAAAGAGGATGGCACCATAGTCAAGACTGTTTATGGAGTGGAGCGTATACCAGACATAATGGCCATGAAAGAGATGCAGGCTTATACTGATGATCTAAACGTCGATAGGTTGGTTGCTTTGGCTTCACTAATATCCTTTGCCAAGGTCCAGCAGGCAAACAGGGGCTATAAGAAGAAGGTTGAAAGATTGACTGACAATAAGTTGCAAAAGCAAGAAAATTTGTTTAAATTAAATAACGGAGGTATGTTCAGACACATGGGTAAGCGACAGACGCTTCAAAGTGCGTACAAGAGCAGGTCCCCGTTTAAAAACCTAAAATAACATGCAGGTACTCAATGCGATGCAGCTTAAGAGTGGGAAAAAGGCGGAATATAACCGCATGGGTTCCATCACTCAGCCTATACAGTTCATACCAAAGAAAGAAAAAGATCAGACTTGGACTGCGTGGAACTTGGACTGGTTAGAGTGGCAAGGTCTGAAACAGATCCGCCGCAATGCCCGCCGCTTAATGAAGAATTATAAGCTGGCCAAGGGTATCATTGACAAGTCTGACTATGTGATCGAGCAGGATAATGAGATGCAGGAGATAGTGGAGACACTTATCCAAGAGGACTTTAGTGCTCTCGAACTCAAGTTCTATCCTATTATACCCAATGTAATCAACGTACTTGTTGCAGAATTTGCCAAGCGTAACAGCAAAGCTACTTTTAAGGCGGTTGATGAGTTCAGTTACAATGAACAGTTGGAGCAGAAGCGTGCCATGGTTGAACAAACGCTTTTGGCCCAGGCTGAACAAAAGATGATGATCAACCTTATAAACCAAGGTCTTGATCCAGAGGATCCCAATAATCAAGAGATGATACAGAAAACTCTTGATCCTGCCAATCTGAAGACTCTACCAGAGATCCAGTCTTTCTTTGACAAGGATTATCGTTCCATGTCTGAGCAGTGGGCTGCCCACCAGATGGCTGTGGATGAGGAGCGTTTCCGCATGGATGAACTTGAAGAACGCGGTTTTCGTGACAGCCTGATTACAGACCGTGAGTTCTGGCATTTCAGGATGAATGAAGACGACTATGAACTAGAGCTTTGGAATCCAGTGCTTACTTTTTACCATAAGTCACCTGAGGTTCGTTACATTTCACAGGGCAATTGGGTTGGTAAGATAGAGATGATGACCGTAGCTGATGTCATAGACAAATACGGTTATGTGATGACTGAGGAACAGCTTGAATCGATAGAAGCAATATATCCCGTGCGTTCAGCAGGTTATCCTTTACAAGGCTTTCAAAATGATGGATCTTATTACGATGCTACGAAACCTCACGAGTGGAATGTCAACATGCCCTCGCTCGCGTATCGCCAGTTTGTTTCTATGTATGACAATTTCGTTTTTAATGGTGGCGATATTGTTAATTGGATCATGGGTGAGACTGAAGATTACGCCGATATGGGTATGGCTTTTATGTTGAGGGTTACCACTGCATATTGGAAGTCACAGCGTAAAGTAGGTCATTTGACCAAGGTTGGTGAGAACGGCGAAGTATCCACTGATATTGTTGATGAAGATTACAAAGTAGTAGATAAGCCTTTGTATAACAATCAGTTTTCAAAAAACAAGACCAAGGATAACCTGGTATTTGGTGAACATATAGATTGGATTTGGATCAATGAAGTATGGGGTGGTGTCAAGATTGGACCTAACCATCCAAGCTTCTGGGGTATGAACAATCCTGGTGGTGTGAATCCTATCTACCTTGGTGTGGATCAGAATAAGATAGGAAGGATGAAGTTCCAATTCAAAGGCGATACTACCATATACGGTTGCAAGCTTCCTGTGGAAGGTTCTGTTTTTTCAGATAGGAATACACGTTCCACAAGTCTTGTGGATCTGATGAAACCATATCAAATTGGTTATAATATTGTAAACAACCAGATAGCGGATATCCTTGTAGATGAGTTAGGAACCGTTATCCTGCTTGATCAAAATGCATTACCTCGTCACTCTTTGGGTGAGGACTGGGGAAAGAACAATCTTTCCAAGGCATATGTGGCAATGAAGAACTTCCAGATGCTTCCTTTGGATACCAGCATTACCAATACTGAGAATCCTTTGGCGTTTCAACATTTTCAAGTAATGAACCTTGAGCAGACAAATCGCATGCTTTCAAGGATACAGCTTGCGAATTTCTTTAAGCAACAGGCTTTTGAAACCATAGGTATTACTCCGCAGCGTCTGGGACAACAGATAGGTCAGACAGAAACTGCGCGTGGTATAGAACAGGCTGTAGCAGGATCATATGCCCAGACTGAAACGTATTTTATACAGCACTCTGACTATCTAATGCCCCGTGTCCATCAGATGCGTACTGATTTGGCCCAGTATTACCACAGCAAAAAACCAAGTCTTCGTCTTCAATATATGACGTCCAATGACGAAAAAGTGAATTTTGAACTGAATGGTACTGATCTTTTGTTGAGGGATATCAATATTTATTGCACGACAAGGGCCAATCATAGGGCTGTGATAGAGCAGATGAAGCAACTTGCCATACAGAATAATACTTCTGGTGCGAGTATATACGATCTTGGAAACATCATACAGTCTGATTCTTTGGCGCAGCTTAACCATGTGCTGAAAGCCACAGAATCCAAGATGGAGGCTCAACGTCGTGAACAGCTTGAGTCACAGGAGAAAATGAAACAAATGGATATTCAATCTCAACAGCAACAGCAGATGTTTGAGCTTAACCATGAGGCCATGGAAGCTGAAAAAGATCGTCGTAAGGATATCCTTGTAGCTGAAATAAGGGCTGCTGGATATGGTTCCATGCAGGACATAAACCAGAACATGCAGTCTGATTTTGCAGACCAGATGGAAACAATGCGTAAATCAGATGAATTCAAGGAGGCAATGGCTTTGGATACACAAAAGCAGGTATCTAATGATATGCAGTTTAGGGATAAGCAAACCCTTGAGCGTGAGAAACTTAATGCCCAAATGCAGATGAAGCAGACAGAACTTGAGATAGCGCGTGAAAACAAAAACAAGTATGACCTGCAACCCAAGGAAAAGAAGTCTGAAAGCAAGAAAAAGAAGGGGTAGCCATCTAATTAAGATAAAATTGATTTCAGGCTCAAACCTTATATGTTTATTTCAATACTTTTGATTATATTATATTATCAGCATCTCACTTAAAACCAACTAAATGGCTGACCAAATTCAAGACTCCACTACGGTAACCGAGGTGGATCTCAACCTAGACGAAATTCTAGGCACTCCAGGAGCAGAAAGCGTAATGCTCCCCACAAACGAAGAAGCAAAACCTAACTTGTTCTCTTCCAAACCAGTAGATGTATCGTTCCTTGACAGAAAAGAAGAAGATGACAATAAGCCCTCTGCTTCTGAAGTGTCCAAACAACTAGATGAAATCGTCAACTTGGATTCAGAATCCGATGATGTTGACGAAGTGAAAACCACTGGAAGACCCAGGGTATCTAAGGAAGGTGTTGTAGAGTTGACCAACAAGCTTATCGAAAAAGGATTACTTATGCCTTTTGATGAAGACAAGCCGCTGGACAAATATACTCTGCAGGACTTTGAAGAGTTGATTGAGGCCAATATGCAAGAACGGGAGAAGAAGATAAAACAGGAGGTACCTGGTGAGTTCTTTGAATCCCTTCCCCAGGAGCTTCAGTATGCAGCACAGTACCTGGCTAATGGTGGAAACGATCTGAAAAACCTCTTCAAGGTTCTTGCATCTACAGAAGAAGTAAAGGAACTCGATCCTTCACATGAAGATGACCAGGAACGTATAGTAAGATCATACCTTCATGCTACGAAGTTTGGCAGCGCTGAAGAGATCGAAGAAGAGATAGAAGAATGGAAAGACAGGGGTGATCTGCAGGCCAAAGCAAATAAGTTCAAACCAAAATTGGATGCAATGCAGGAGCAGGTTATCGCCCAGCAGCTCCAAAAACAGGAGAACTTACGCAGGCAACAGGAAGCCCAGGCCCAACAATACATGACCAATGTATATAATGTCCTTGAACCAGGTGAATTGTCTGGTATGAAGCTTGATAAGAAAACACAGTCCTTGCTTTACTCTGGATTGGTACAGCCTTCATATCCTTCCATATCAGGTCGAAACACCAACCTACTTGGACATCTACTTGAAAAATACCAGTTCGTGGAACCTAATCATGGACTGATTGCTGAAGCCCTTTGGTTATTGGCTGATCCAGATGGTTATAAGTCAAAAGTTAAAGATTCAGCCAAAAAAGAAACAACTGAGAAACATGTGCGGATGCTCAAAACGGAACAAGCTAACAAGCTCGCCTCGACAACCACGTCAACAACAGACGAGCTCAAATCAAACAAAAAGAACACAATCCCCCGCCCAACCCAGGGTTTCTTCAAAAGGTAAATAATTCCAACTCCAATAAATTAAACATTAACAACTTAACTTAATTAAACAAAAATGGCAACTCCAGTATTAAATAATGGTATTTTCCTGCGTGATACCAATTATCAAGCGAGTTCCCACGTGGATTCTTACCACTTGGTGAACATGCTTAAAA